GACACCGAGGATCGGCAAGTGAGATCCCTTGCCGACCAGCTCTCCGAGTTGCGCGAGCTTGCCAAAAAGGAACAACTGAATGTTGTGGATGTATTCATAGAAAAACAAACTGCCAAAACTCCAGGTAGGCCTGTTTTTGCTGAAATGATAGAGCGTATTGAGAAGGGTGAGGCTAATGGAATTCTCGCTTGGCATCCAGATAGGCTCGCTCGCAACTCGGTGGATGGTGGAAGGATCATCTACATGGTGGATACTGGCACCATCACCGACCTCAAGTTTCCAACTTTTTGGTTCGACGCTACGCCTCAAGGCAAATTTATGCTTTCTGTTTCTTTTTCGCAGAGCAAGTATTATGTTGATAACCTATCAGAAAATATAAAACGAGGACATCGACAAAAACTCAAAAATGGAATTTGGCCTCAAAAGGCACCACTCGGATATTTGAATGATAAGGTCACCAAAAATATCACCATTGATACCGAGAAAGCACCGCTCGTAGTAAAAACCTTTGAGGCATATGCGACTGGCAATTTCACGTTTGCTCAAGTCCGCCAGAAAATTAATGATCTTGGACTCAAAGGTACTGGCGATGGTGTGCTTGCTGTTTCTAACTTTCAGTACCTTTTGAAAAATCCCTTTTATCATGGCCTCATTCGATATGGTGGAGAATTCTATGAGGGTAAACACCCACCGATTATTTCAAAGAAACTTTTTGATGATGTGCAGGAAGTAATGACACGAAAATCCAAACCTCATAGCAAAGGATTGAAACCATACGTATACCGTGGTTTATTTCACTGTGGCGAGTGTGGGTGCTTCATTACTACTGAACAACAAAAAGGTCATAACTATTTGCGATGTACGAAGAGAAAAGGGGTTTGTTCGCAAAAATATGTTCGCGAGGAAATCATCACTGCCAAAATGCAGGAGGAATTGAGAAAATATTCTTTAGCAGATGAAGTGGCGGACTGGCTGATTGCAGAGGTTGAGAAGGATAGTGTGACAGACAGCGCATCGTCGGGCATTCAGATTGGAAAAGTGAACAACGAGATCGCCATCATTGATGTGAAGCTCGACAAACTGATGACGGCATATCTTGAGAACGCTCTCACGCTTACAGAATATCAAGAAACTAAAAACAAATTGGTGACAGAGAAGCACGCCCTTAAAGACAAACTGAGTGCTTTTGAGCGATCTGCAACAATTCGGTTCGAACCAGTCGTTAATTTCCTAAACGACTGTAAACAAGCCACTATTGTGGCAGAGAGCAACGATCCGACAAAAATTCGTGCACAAATTGAAAAAGTCGGTTCGAACCCACTCGTCCGCGACCGCACCCTCGTTTTTTCCGCACGTTCCCCGTGGATTTTTCTTTCAAAAATTCCCAAAAACGCCAACAAAGATGCGGGCGGGGCGGAAGGGGGGTTTCAGGGGGGAATTCCGCCCCGCCCTCCACATTCTGCGATTCTTTCTCCATTTTCTGCAGATTCTGAATTTTGCGCGAAATTGCGGTGGCGATTTCCGGAAGTTTGAACCGGTATTCGCCTTAAAGGCCTTATCTTATGGCCGTATTGATAAAATTATACGCCGTTTACGGTTATTTTACAAGGAAAATCCAGCCTCCTTTGAGGTTCCGGCCTTTGCTCAAAAAGTCTACTAAGATAAGGCTATTACTGCCGATACGAGTAAATAAATACCAATGCTATTTAACACAAACGACAATAATGCAAATTGCCAAATCTTTATTTTTGAAAGACCGAGCAAGCCAATACCCACTTCATCCGGAATTGGTGACATAATTATCAGTGCCCCCAATATCGAAAGGAATAAATTTGTTATTACACCGTCTCGTTTGAAAATAGACCGTTTAAAGACTCTATCAAAAAATGGGGACAGTTCCTTGAAGACGCCATCCTTAAAGACTTTAAAAATTACAAGATCGCCAAAAATTGCCCCCGCACCGGCCAATAAAGATATTTCAATGGGGTTCAGATAAGAGGCTAAGAGATACAATGCTAATGTGGCTGGGGCAACTGTAAAAATTGAAACAAAAAAAATCCCAGCAAGAAAAGCACCCAAATAACCCCATTCACCGAAGGATGTTATGGCTGACTTAAAAAAAGGCAACTGTCCAATAATTAATGTCAGAATAAGTATCGACAGGGCTATTACTGTATTTTTGTATTTGAATTTAGACTTCATAAGAAAATATCTAAATTCATTATATCAAAAATTTGAGCTTTAGTTAATTTTTAGAATTGATCACCCTTCATGTCCGTTTCCTCGATCAGCTTCCTTTCCTTCAGGTATCGGCTTACAGCATACCAAGCCGAGTTTACAAGTGGAATTAGCAGTGTCCAACGAGGATCATTCTGCACATAGGCCAAAATGATCGGCAAGATTGACGAGACTCCGGAATAAAGAAAAACGATCGCTAGATGCTTTAATGCTTCTTTTTGTGGGGTTGTCATAGTGGTTTAATAAATTATCTTTTTAATGATTGCCAGCCCTTCCTCAATTTTCCTTACACCCTCCTCGACTGAAGTGTTTGGTGTGTGGCCTCCAGCAAGGGCAACGAGTTCGTCCAATATTCTTTTATCGGTTGCTGGGCAATTCGGCTTTTTGGAATAAATTTCAAAGTGTCCGACAATGTGATCACGGTCGACCGGAATTTGCCAGCGTTGGCAGATCTCGTGGATCATCATTGCACTCGCTTGTTTCATTGCTTCAGTCCAGATGTCGCTTGGCTTTCCATCGTGTTCGATCCCGATCGTATAGAGGTTAGGATTAATCTTTGGTTTTATAAACTTCCAAATTGGGGCATCTACACGGCCAGCATGCCAAGCAGTATCTTCCTCTTTGACATATTGATGCACTTCGCCATTTTTTCCGATGCCGTAGTGAGCACTTACTTGCGATGCTGGGTTTGTAAACCACGCATCGGTTCCGGCCAGCGTGCCGTCCATAATATGAATGACTATTGCTTCCGGCCGGTAACCATTACGACCAACCCAGAAGTTAGGAGACTTTTTTTGAATGATGTTCATAGTTTTATTTGTTAAGGGTTACTAATAAATTAATCAGGGCGGTGATCAATCCTCCAACCGATGCTGTTGCTAATATCCAAAAGAAACGCTTGAGCCAATCAACATCGGTACTTACTTTTGTCAGATCGGTTTGCATATGGACGAGGTGGTTATCCTTGATTTCGTTCACCGTCTTTTCTACACGGTCGAGACGATCATCTTGTATTTTATTTTGATAGGCTGTTCTTTCCATATTGTTATTTCGGCACATATACCGAGTCGAATCTGTTGATGAGACCTCTACCTTCCAATTTTTCCTCGATTCGGTCTTGGATATCTCGATCACGCCAGAACTTTTCTTTTTCCATGTCGACTGATTTTGCTTTTGCACCGACAAGCCCGTACAAAAATTTCACGACTCCTGATGTGTTGTCATCGGAGAGTTTTCCGGCCGTGGTGTAGAATCTCCCCAACGCAGTGTTTAAGAAGTGGAGTTTATAAGCATTCGCTCGATAGCTAACATTTCCGCTTTTATCTTTGTGTTCGCTGACCTCTAACCAATCACGCAATCCGGGAACGGCATTCACGAACGGATAGACACGGCTTCCTTCTTTGATTGGCTCACCGGTGAATAGGTTCTGTCCGGTGGCCGCCTCAATCGGATATTTCAGGATCGGTGATAATTCGCCAACCATGCTGGCCAATGTTCGTTGTGGGCTTCCTTTATAAAGGCGGTTTATATCCTCGACCGGCAGACCTAAACCGTAGAGGTATTGCGAGAATCCGTTTTTTTCGCCAAGTCGGACCGGCAATCCCTCTCGCATGTACGGAGGTAAATATTGGAATTCCTCTTTGGCTTTTTCTTTGTCGACTTGTAGATTGTCTACAAATTTACCGAGAGAGGCGTACTTACCGGGTTGCTTTACTATTTGCTCGAGCTGAAGTGGAATGTTGCCACGAGTCCATCGGTAAAATGGCAACAGTCGCTTCATAATGTTTTGCTCGAAAGGTGCGAGTGCTTCCGGTGCGTAGTCGAAGTGGAATTGGAATACCGATTTCGCGGCTTGCTCTGGTGCATCGCCTTTGACTAAGCGATCCACAAATAGAGGCAGACGCAATCGGTTCTCGGTAATCTCCATTGCATTTTTAGGCAAATCCATAAGTTTGCCGACAGCACCTTTATTGACATCTTTTTCAACCTCACGCATTACATCCAAGTAACCGGGCTGTCCTACTACTCCCAACTTTTCGGCAATTTCTTTTATTTGCTGGTAGGTGTATTTCGTACCCAGTTTGGTTGTGATCGTTCCTTTGACTCCTCGAGCAATCTGATCGCCCTGGAGATATCGAGCAGGGTTTTTGACCCCGGCTATAAAGTTATTGAAAATTCCACCAATTGAATTTCGGACATGGAATGCAGGAAACCATCCGGTCACTGATCCTTTCCAGAATCCGAGAGCTTTGTCGTAGATTTTAAGGAATCCCTTTGTCGCTTCATCGCTCGTCAGTACCTTATAAGTTTCCTCGACATGCTTCACGATCTGCTCTGGCAAAAGCACGCCCTTAAGTTGAGGTACGGTACTTTCGATATACCGCATTCCATTGTCGAAGATTGGTTTTGCAGTCTCTTTTTTCACCATCTGTCCACTGATCGGATGTTTGTGTTCCTTGGTGACCATTTCGGCTTGCTTCCCGAATTGCTTCCCGACATCGGTCAGGAAATCATAAGTATTCACGGCTTTTATGTGTTCGGCTTTGCGAGCACCAAACGCTTTGAATGCGTCTTGCTCAAAGAGCTTCACGCCGTGAGTTTTGCGGAAGTAACTATTGATATTTACGAGCGTATCATCGAGTGTTCGAGTTTTTGCGAACGGAGTGCTTACTCTCGTCTTTTGCAAAAGCTCTTGTGCGACATCACTATTATTTTGTAAGAACTCCCGACCCTCTGGTGTCAGGTAGTGGCGAAGATAATCTGGCAGAGTGTAGTCGAGGAGACCCCTTTCTTTTTCTTTAGTGGCAAAAGTTTTGTGTTGATCTCTTATAAAGTCAGTAATTTCATTTATAACCTTGTTGCCAGCTTGAGCAGTATCATCATTAACTTTCATTATTCCGTTCCAATAAGGCTTCGGAACTTTCACGGCCGTTCCGGAATATAGACGACCTTGATCCTTTCGGCCGGTATATAGCATCGCATCAAGTAATTCATCGCCTTGGCTTTCCGGCATTATGAAGTATTGGACTTTTCCTTTCTTGATAACTATTGGACTTGGAAGACCTCCAGCATTTTTAAACTTCATTGAGCCGTCTTTAACTTTTACAAAAACATCAACATCGTTCGGTTTTAATTTCCCCTCAACGGACGAACCGAACACTTTCATGTCTACTATATTGTTGCGATCTACTCCTTTAATGTCGCCAAGATCAACACCCTTAACCATATCCTTGATTGGTTCAAGAGCTCTCGGCAAAGGTATTTGAGGTTTAGGTACATTCTCAAGGATTTTTCCGACTTCAATTCCGGCTTTATCTCCCAATTCTTTTTTGGCAGTTTTCCCCAAAGCGGATACTTCCTCAACAGCTTTGCCAACTTCCGATCTTGTTGCTTTGCTGAATGCAGAAAATTTATCGACATAGTCCTCGCCGATTCGTCCCGGCAATTCTTTGATGCTTTTAAATGGCACGAATGCTTTACCAGCTAGGTCTTTTGCACCCTCGTACAATTTTCCGACTACAGGAGTTTTTTCAGCGAGCCAGTCTACCGCCTTGAATGGTGCAGTCACGGCCGATCGTGGCAGTATTTGTTTGCCAGCGAATTTCAAACCGCCCTTTGCGAGAAACTTTTCGCCACCCTCTGCGAGTACCTTTTCGGCGAGCATCTTTCTTGCACCTTGTTCACCGACTTCAAGAATCGACTTCTTAAGCAGTGATGTTCCGGTCTTACTCAACACCACCGTGCCAGCTTTGGTTGCGAGTTTTGCGCCAGCTCCGTAACCAAAACTTAGATAAGTTGTTGGATCAAGTAGTATGTCTGCAATAAATCCACCGACCTTGCTTTTGATACCGAGTGCTTCAGATGGTTGGATATGTTCTTTAATTCCGGCCTTGATTCCTTTTCCACTTATAAGACCGCCAACGGCATATCCTCCGGTGTTGAGTACATGGAGAATTTTTTGTAGTGTTGATTCCTTGGGTTGAGTGGAGGATACATCCACATTATTTTGCAAAGCAAAATCTCGCAGTCCCTCGACTGTTGTCACATTCGGTTTTCCGGCCGTTTTCTCTACCTCGGTCGTCACAAACTTTCCCTCGGCATTTTTTTGATACTTTACTGCGGTACCGGCCGATGATGGTTTTGATGTCGTGAGTGGAGGAGAGACCGGCGCAGAACCGGTATTTATGTATTTTCCTGTTTTAGGGTCTTTAGTGTAAGCCATAGCATTTTAATTTCCGATACCGAAGAGTCCTTTGAAGAAGTTTTTGCTGGTGTTAAATCCTGACTTCGCAATGTTCGGTATCTTTTGTGTGAATACATCTTTGACCCCAGCACCAAAATCTTGAGCGGTTATCTTTGGCTGACTTGATTTCAACGCTTGAGCCGCCACCGCATCGGCTTGCTGTTGTGCGTTCGCTTCAGAAATAATCTGATCTCGTTTCTGAAGGACTTGCGCTCGGATGTTTTGAGGTACATTACTTGCGGTGAAGTTTGGGTTATTTAGAAGTTCAAGTGCGTAGGCTTCCACATCACTTGCCGAACCTCCGGCATCTGATCCGCTACCGGTCGTTTTCTTTGTACCAGTTACTTTCGTACCGGCGATATCAAGCACCGTTCCAGCTGGTGTGTCGTTGGCGAGACCGGCAAGTTTAATCGCTCGATCAATAACATCTTGAGCATCTTTCTTTTCCTGCTCTTTGCCGTATTTGGCGGAGTCAATAATGTTGGTGACATCTTTTTCAGAAGCACCGAATACTTGACTCAATAAATCACCCAGCACGCCGTATTGATCCTTTTGGAATCCGAGAGTTTTTTCAGCCACCGTTAATGGCAAAGTCGAATCCTCGTATTGCATTCCGGCAATTTCTTTTGCCGAAGTTTCGGCAGTACCCATTTGAGTGGCAAGTTTATTTCTTTCATTGAGTAGTTTTCTGTATTCATCTATAAGTGGTTGTTTTTCTGAAGCGACCAATCTTTGAGTTTGGCTTTCTGTTACCAGACCATTGCTTGCAACGGTTCGGTCTCTGATATCTTTTTCCGAACTATTGATTGACTCCTCCATTGTGGCCAATCGATTGTCCAAGCTTTGCAGGTTTGTCTGCATTGTATCGAGCCCTCGCTTAGTTCTTTCTTGTTGGTAGATGTCTGACTTTTTAGGCAAATTCTTTAGAGTATCGAGGTAGGAGGTCTGACTGTCTTGCATGCTTTTTAGGGTGGAATCAAGGCCTAAGTCGGACCGGTATTGTTTAAGCAAAGAAGTGTTAGAAGGCACTTCAGTCCCATACAGGGTGCTTTTGGCTGGCACAGAGCTTGTCCCCGGGCTCGAATTTTGGGCAACGGGTGGTGTTACTGTCGAAGAAGGTGTCACGGTGGGACTTGGGCTCGGAACGCTCGCCTTAGGGGCAACAACGGGTGAAGCCGGAATTCCGGGTAAATTCAAAGCTGATCCGGCATATATCAGGTTCGGATTCTTGATCGTTGGATTTGCTTTTAGTAAGGCATCCAGCGTGGTGCCTTGTTGTTTGGCGATTCCCGATAAGGTTTGACCTTTTTGGATTGTTATCGTTGCCATAGGTTTTTAAGTTAGCGTTACATACCTCCACACTCCGTTAAAAAATATATAGAACCGTCGCACACTGCCGTTATCGTATATTGCAAAGCTGATCGGGGTTCTCGGCGTATCGGCCGGCGGTGAGTTCAATATCGGAATATCACGGAGGAGATTGAGTATCGAACCCAGATTCGGATCAAACGGCTGATCTTTGTTGGTTGGTGTATTGTTCATGTTTGTGGAAGTTTTTTATACTCGTCCAAGACCTCATCTATTTGAACGAGCTGTTGTTGCATGGTGGCGATTTGTTTTTCCAGATCCTCTTTCTGTTTTTGCAGAGCAGGAACATTTACGATTGAGACTGACTCCAGCGTGTCAATCTTTTTTGCATTTTCAGCATCTATTTTTTCCAATGTGAATTTAGGCATATAATTTATTTAATTATTCTGTCCGGCACAAAGACGGCGGACACATCTTTCACTCCCATGTCCCATTCGCCAGAGTATCCGGAGTTACTCCAAACCTCGACCTTGAATTGAATCTTTTTTGACCTCGCATTAAACCGAAGCATTTTATTTACCTTGCCTTGGTTTTCATTTCCTTTAATCGTTCCAAGTCTCTTGAAAGGGGTGATCGCCACATAATCTCCAGCTTGTAGATATCCTTGTGAAGTCCCGACATAGTACAAAGTTTCGTCCAGATAGATCGTCTTAGTCACGGTATCCATGCTTTTTATATGTCTTATTTGTCCGGCGGCTGGACCGGCAAGTACAATCACTTCATCACCGACTTCAACCGAGCTAGGTATCGATGATACGGTAAAATAATCATAACTACCGCCAGTCACATATTTCGCTTGGTCTCTTATATTCTGCTCGGTGACATTGTATTTAATCTCGAATCTGGCAAAACTGCTGTTTGGCATCGGCTTGAAAAAGTTCAAAATAAACTGTTTCCATCTTTTACGAAGATATGGTTCATTGTCTATTAGCGGACTGATCCAATACGCCCCGAATTCGTAAGGTCTGAATGTTCCGGTTTCGTGGTTTACATCGATGATTGATTTGTTGCCGTCGCTATACATCACTCGGATCGTATTGTTGTCGACATAAAGACCGTACATGACCGCTATTCCGGGAGTCACATGATTTACCGCACCGTTCGATACTCGATGTTTGAAATAGAGAGCGTTTGTCGCTGGGTTATAGCACCAAATTCCGCAATACTGGCTTCGGCGACTCACATCGTAGGTATTCGATCCCTTGGCGATGAGAATGACACCTTGATAAACTTTCATGCATCCGGCTTTCAGTGAAATATAGTCCTCGTGATTCATTTCCGGGAAGCGGTTTAGCTTTTCAATTCCAGAACCGTTGAATCGGCAAATCCAACCGTCTCTTGTTAAAAAGTACAGAACATTTTTATCGACCACACCGGCAAGACTTTGGGTTTGAGTTAATTGCAAGACACGGTTATAAGTCTGAGAATATCCATCCCAGAAAAATAAAGCTGAACCGAATGTCGGATGATGGGCGGAAATAACCAGATAGTCGGTAAGCGGTGCGAGCCACACGATCACATAACCGGTTGGCAGGGTTAGTTTGTTTGGATTCCACGCACTTGCACCAGTGTCCCATGTGGCAAGATAATTTTTATTGCCAAAGCAAATGAATTTCAAAAACTTGGTAATCGGAACATCGTCAAAGGCGGTATTCACATTGAACGACTGCCAATTGTCTACCCATGTGTTTTTATCAAAGCGTCCGACCCAAGTACTACCGGCGTAGTACATGTAGTCGTCATCGGCATATAATCCACTTCCTCCCCAAATGTTCGTGCTGTCGTGTACTTCAACCCAACTGCTATAATTATTTTCAAAAATTTTCCCGTCATCATGATTGGCACAATAATATCGATAATTGAAATAGCACATGTAGGTTGGTTCATCGAGAGCTGGCACACTGACGCTATCGCTTTCCTTAAAAAATTTATTAGCCACTTTCAAATATGGCGGATACTGATCAAATTCCAGACCATTTGCAAACCAAAAAGTTCCCTCGACATTAAGGTTTGAAATGCCTTTGTGGAATTGCGAAGCTTTCCAGATTTTTTTTGGTAACGCCATATCGGTTTTTTATACGAGACTGCTTCTTGGAATTTCCGCTTGATCCGAAGCCGAGGCCATTCTGGCCAGCTCTTGATCACGCCACTTTCCAATCATAGTTCTCTCGAAGTTACTTTCGGCTTGTCGTTCCAGCTCGGTGTCACCCTGCTGGTTGTAGTACATTTTCTTGCCCCATTCGACATGGGATTGATGGTAGAGTTTCTCGACCTCTGGTTCGTCATTGTCGGATGCAAAATCATCAGATATTCGGACAAAGACAAACCTCATGGTGTTGCCGTCGGCAGTTGGTGTGGCTACTGGGTAAAAATAACCTCCCAGCATATACACCGCATGGCCACCAAATTTATCTCTGTCTCGGAAGTCGATCAGTTTATAAGGTGTTTTGTCCGTTCCAATTCTGAGTTCGATAAACGCACGGTAATTTTCCGGTACGGGATATTTCTCTTGATTGGCTGTGGTTGTGAATGGTTGCTCTGTTTTGAGATAATCCCAATAATCAAAGGTTTGATCCCGATCTTCCGGCGGTCTCCAACTCTGAACCTTTTCATCGGCTCTCTGTATCCATGTGTTTAACAATGAAGAGTCGACTGTTTGGTCATCGACCTCGTTTTTAATTGCTGTTTTTATTTCGCCTCTGGTCATAGGTTTTAGATGTCATCACGAATAATGATTGATGTTTGTTTGTATCCGGTTTGAATTTTTCCATCAGGGAATGTTACTTCGACCTCTCCCAAGTAAGTTCCGACTGTATTGGTATCTGATCCAGACCACAGATATTTGCATTTACCCTTGGTTGCATCGGTGATCGTGCAAGTGGTGCCGTTTATTTTGACCGAACCCGATGTCGCATCCTTCATGTAGAATTTAACCGTGCATCCGGTTAGATTCACTGGCGAACCGTCTTGAGTCAAATTAAATTCAAGCGGTGGTAAGGTGTCGTTTTGTACGATTTTTATGCTCATAGGTTTATATCTTGTTTATTGCTCGGCAGATTGATGTTGTTTTTGGCAGTCTGCATCTGTTGGTCTTGCCGAGCAGTTTTGACCTCAATGTTTGTTTTGGCTTTTGTCAGCCCAAGAGTTTCTCTGGCCGACAGCATCAGGACCGACACTTTGGCGGAAAGCAGTTCAATGGCAATTTTTATTCCCTCGGCAATTTTCCAAATGTCGAATCTATAAGTCCAAGCTTTTGCTATTAGTCCTCGGATATCTAAGCGGTATGTCCATTGCTTGCCTGTGGTTATCAGAATGTCTAATCGGTAAGTCCACCATTTTGCAATCTTGCTTAAAATGTCCCAGCAATAGGTTTCTGTTTTAGCTATTAATCCTCTGATATCCAGCACATATCTTTCAATCTTGGCCGTCAGTGTTCTTATGTCGAATTTATAAGATTCAAGTTTTGCAATCAGTCCTCGAACATCGAGAACATACTGCATTACTTTGGTTGTCAGGTTCCTAATGTCTAAGAGATAGATTGTCTGTCTCAACACGCTAAGCAGTGAATCAAATAAATATTGAGTACTTTTGTTTGCCAAACTTCTGATGTCTAACAAATATCTTTCAAGTTTCGTGGCAAGGTTTCTGATATCCAGCGTGTAAGTCCACGCTTTGTTTGCCAATGCTCTGATGTCCAACACATAGGCAGATATTTTGTTGGCGAGATTCCTGACATCAAGTTTGTAGGTCTCTATTCTGGCCACCACGCTACCGACATCGATCACATAGGCCATTAACTTTTGAGCAATGTTTCTTATATCTAACTTGTAGATTGATTGGCGGATTGCCAAGAGAAACGAGTCAAATTTGTAGGTGATAGTTTTTCCGAGCGTGATCAGTATGTCGAGTACATAGTTGGTGTCCTTTGGGACAAGGTTGCGAATGTCGAGTTTATAAATCCTTCCAATCAACGCACCGCCGATAATATCGAGAATGTAAGTCAGAGTTTTTATTGCTCTCTGATAAATATCCAAGATATAAGTTTCGAGTTTGGTCGCAAGATTGTTGATGTCGAGCTTATAAGCAATCACTCTGACAACGAGTCCGAAAGTATCAATGATGTATGTCTCTGTTTTATCGATCAAAGTTCTAATGTCGAGGATGTAAGACTTTGCGTGCGATATTGTGATGAAGCTGTCGAATAAATAAACTATTTGTTTGTTTATCAATCCAAACACATCGAGCACATAACTCACGGCTTTGGCGATTGGCTTTGAGCCGGTGTTGTTTAATTGGGCAGTGTTGAATTGATAAGAGTTAAACATAGTTTTATCCGGTAGCCGGTATGTTAGTACCTCTCACTGAGTTGGTTCCTTGCAGTCCGATCTGAGCGGTTACCGCATCCTTGCAAACATTACCGATTGCCAAGTTATAATCATCGCTCGCACTTTGCTCTCTGATGTGATAGGCAGATTTGTTAGCTTGTGTGGCGTGCAGGTTGTTTGACGAGATTGCATTGTAGGTTGAATACACTGTTCCATTGTTTGAGAGATAGATGCTGTGCGAAGTGTTATTGGTTGTTCGTGATGCATTATCTATGGCGTTCCCAGTGATGGTGTTGTAGGAAGATCCATAAAGATATATCCCATGTCCGCCAGCACCATAGATGTGATTTCCACTTATAACATTGCTCACCGTTGTACCTGAACCATGATAGATGGCGATTCCTTGTCCGACCGGATAAGCGATTGTGTTTCCGGTGATTACATTGTATTTGGTGGCGTTTGCGCTGTTGCCGATCACGATGCCCCAGTTGTCACCGTAGAAATGATTTCCCGTTATGGATATTCTTTGACCACCAACGAGATATACTCCGTAGTTCGTGCTAGTAAAAACCATATTGCCGGTGAATACTTCTCGCCACCCACTACTCACATAAAAGCCGTAGCCATTATTGCGAATCACATTGCCAGTTATGGTGTTGTAATTGCAGGCGTTGTCGTATACCCCATACGAATTAGAAACCAGCACATTGCCAACGATACTGTTGTACTGAGAAGTGGTGAATAATCCGATTGCCGTTCCAATGTTTGAGTAGATGTAACAATTTTTTATTACGCTGTCCTCAATAGCAATAACTTTTAAGCAATCTTGTTTTGCACCAGTCAGCCATAAGTTCTCTATGGTCAATCTGCTGTGCTTGTATGATGTGGTTCCCCAGAGCACCAACGGACTGTTTGCACCGGATGTTTGGTTGGCTTGGTTTCCATCGATCATAAAGTCTCGGACCGTGATGTTTGTGTAGCTTACAGTCCCACCATTGCCGATTCTTACGACATCTCCCAAGTTAGCCGAATTAGCGACACGCAAAAGCGTTGACGCCCCTTCGCCCTCGAGAATCACATTACTCTTTAATATTTCAACGAGTCCGGTTAGGTTGTAGGTTCCTTTTTTCATCCTCACAATTCCACCACCAGACGGCAGGTTGCTTATAGCTTCGTTTATTTCTGTCTGATCGGCTGTACCGTCGCAGTTGTAATCGCCTGAACCGTCGGTTGCGACAATAATCTCGGTTCTAGTTTGGAAGTCGTCAAAAAGCTTGGCAGTCACCAAAAGCTCGAGGCGTGTGCCTTGAGGCCATTGTTGGGCAGTGGTGTTTTCTTTGGCACGCTCAATTGTGAATTGGTCGGTTGTTATCGTGGTCACTTTCACAATTTCGCCTACACTGGGATCGCTTGAATAAAGCGTGGCGTGGAATGGTGCTGATGGAAATTTTGCCCCGTCACCAGTCTGCACATTCAGGACAGTCGCACCGGATGATAATGGGTTGTCCGTGATGGTGCTTTTGGCATTATTCTTTTTTGTTAAGAAGGTCTTAGCCATAACTTTTTAATTTCTTTTAGGCCGCAGTGTCACCCTCGGATTTCACTTGTGTTGATGTTGCTGTAACCGCACCGGCACCGGCTGGCCATGTGATTCGATACCACAAGCCCAAGTTTCCGGCTGGTGCGACATCACCGGACTTTAATCCCGTTGCTTTGCTGGCCATATCGCCACCCTCGGCGTTTATAACCGACCCTCCGGAATACTTCTTGCCGAACCAGAGGAAGCTTATCTTTTTGTTAAGCCCGATTGAGCCTCGTGATGTACCTCCCGAACCTTGTCTGATGGTCACAGTTCTTGAAGCGGAGAGTGAGTTTGTATAACCGGCATACACTTTGGAAAATGTAAGAGCCCCAACGACTTCGACCGCACCGTTCAAGGTGAGAGTTTCTGTCTGTCTGTTTCCTGATGCATCCTCACCGACAATTGTTACTTGTCTGGTGTCAGCACCATCAGAAACTACAGCTACAACGGCGTTGGCAGAAAACACCGTCATGTTTCCTTGAGCACCGTCGGCATCATCGGCATGATCCAATCCGAATCCGAACGACAAGGCGGAATTGGTTGGTTGGCTAAGTAGCCACGAGACTATATTTTGCCAAGTGAGTGTTGCATGAGTGTTTTTTCTGAATACCTTTCGATACTCAGTGCCACCGGCAGTCGCTTCATCACCGGTGATGTCGGTGAATAAGTTATTGTCGGTATTATCTACGACTTCAGTCGCAGAAATTCCAGCACCATCGGAATTGGTTGCCGATGATTTATATTCTTTTAAGTCTGCTGATATGATTGGCATAAGTTTGTTTTAAGTTATCGACCTCGTAAGGTTCTATCTGTCTTTCAAGAGTTCAATCAATCTATCTTTAGTTTCAGTGCCGTCGACCTCAACACCTTTTTCATTTGCCAGAGTCTGCAATTCTTTTTTTGTGAGCTTCACAAAGTCTTTATCGACTGTTGTGTCCTCAACGGGACTCGACTCGTCAGACACACGCCAAAAATCTATTTTGAAAGTGTCTAACTCCTCAAGCTGTTTGATTATTTCCTCGTCTTTGGTCTCAAACTGACCATCCTCGAATAAAGCGTAGACTCCCGGCTGATCGCCGATTTTCAATCCGCCCTCAAATATCGGCGTAGCCGGTTTAAGAACGATCTTGAGTCTTTTGATGTGGGAATTAAATTTAGCCATATAAGTTTTGTTAATTAGGTTTTTAATTATCTTGGCCTCCGCCCTCACTCCTGGCTTCCACAAAGTGGAGGCCAGCGAGTCAGAGCAGAGCCGTTGACTCGGTTTAGGCAACGCCCTTAAGCAAAGCGTTCTTTTCGAAGTTGACTCTCTGCAAACCGACTTCGGTTTTGTACTGGTCTACTTCCTCGTCAGCATCGTTGTCTTGAATGTTAGTTTCGAGAGAAGTGTCTCGACCATTCAAAGGACAATGCTTTAAGGTTGAAAGATCCAATACGACTCCCATGCCAGCATACTGATTGTCGAACATCGGATGACGGACAATGTTTAGTGTGCCAAAGGAAGACTGGAACTTGCGAATTTCCACGCCGTAGGTCTTATCGGTCGGGACGATATACATCTTGCTGGTAGCAAAACCCTCCAAATAGCCGAGGACGGTATTTCCACAGAAGAAGTATTTTTCGCTTGAACCATACTTGAAGGCATAGTTCTGCAAGAACGATCGGAATTCAGCTTCGGTTAAAGCAGAACTTGATTCATCTTGCACATTGCCAGCGGAGATGATGGCTTCCAAAACACCTCCGGATAAGCGGAGAGGTTTGCCATCGGGACCGGTGACCTCTTTCTTTTCACCGAACCAATATGCACGCTCGATTTTCTTGGCTTGCTCAATACCGTGTTTAGCACGCAAGTATTTGAGATCCGCACCCGGGTTACCGGATGGATAAAGCTTCGAAGCGTTCTCGGTTGCAGTGACACCGAATTTGGTTTTGAAGATTTGGGTGTAGTTGGTGACTTTTACGAGCTTAGTCGTATTGGAATCGCCAGACTTTGATCCTTCCTCAAAAGCTGGACCGATGACTAACAGCCAGTCGTCATCATTGATGGCGGCCGCCGCAGTGGCACCGGCTCCACGAGATACGGTGAGTGTGTTCGTGGAATAGTTGATAGTGGTGACACGCATGATTTCACCAGTTCGAGTGTTTTTAATCAGGTCGAACTTGGAGAAAATTGATGCACCGGGACTATCAACGACAATGTCGGTAGCACCGGCTATGTAGCCACCGCCGTTGTTGATTCGAGCCCAGACGCCAGAGTACTGATCCTCATATTCAGTAAACTCTGGGTTGTACACGACTCTTTTTTGGAGAGCCATGCCCTTGAATTTGCCACCACCGTCGCCAATCTTTCCGATTTGGGTCAAGAAAGCGGTGAGCGGTGATTCGCCTGGTTCAAGGAGAAAAATTTTGTCATCGACATCGGGAATACGCTGTGATTGTTCAATCGTCAGCGTATTCCTCGTTCCGATGAGATGGGTTGGTTCAGGCATAAGTTTGTTTTATGTTAGAAAGCCAGCGACCGCTTACGAGACCTCAAATCTTATAAGTGTCACCTGACTTTGTTTGGGTTGATACTTTCGCCCACAAGATCATCAAAGGGATTGTCTTTGGGCGTTTGGCCTTTGGCAGTTGATGTACCGCCTCCGACACCGGATGCATTTTCACGCTCGAGATTTTTCACTTCCTCTTTTTTAAGAGCATCTTCGGCCGCTTTTTTGGCTTGCGAATCTTTGGTTATGGAGTCGTAGGCCAGCTGGAGAGTTCGGGCATTGAACGGAAGCTTTTCTTTCTCGATGATGTCGAGTACTTGGTGACCCAGTTCGGGTTCCTTGAAGTCCTCGTGTTCACCAATCCATTTGTCTATCTCAGCTTTCGTCTTTGCCTTTGTTTCTCGTTCCTCAAGTTTCTTATCAAGAAGAGCTTCTATATCGGGCGTATCCTCTGGCTCATCGTCACTGGACTTCATAGCTTCGGCGAGTGTCGCTTTTAGCTGTTCGGCCAGCTGTGGATTCTTGACTAAGGCTCGATCAAGCACAGAGAGAAACTGATCGTTTTTCTCGGTGGCAGTTTTGAGATCATTGATCTCTTTGCCTTGCTCGATGATCTTGGTCTGGGCTTCGTCATAGGAGTGTTTAGCATCCTCCTCACTCTTAAACTTGCCCCAGAAGGACTTGTCGCCCTCGGGTTGTTTGCCCTCGGGACTTTCGCCTTTATCGGCAGGCGTTACGCCAGATTGATCTTTAGGCTGTTCACCTTTAGCGTCTGGTTTTTTGTCAGGTTGGTCTCCGCTCGGAGTGCCCGACGGAACGGAATTGACCGGTTGTTCCTTACCGACTGCATCATCGAACGACGGAGTCGTTGGTGTTGCGTTCGGATCGGCGCCGGCATTGTTTGGTTTTTCCATAGGCGTATTAATTGCAGATTGTTCTTTTTAAGTCTGACCTCACGAAAGACTTTCAAAGCGTCTGCTGTTTAATAAAACCGAGCCCCTTTGCGGAGGCTCGGTTGGCTTCTCAAGATGTGGAAATCGCCAGAAATCCCATCTTAAGAGGCCAGCTGAACCCCTCAAAATTTTGGCGATTTCCTTAAATTGTTTTATATCAGGTTTTCATATTTTTGGTTTCATAAATTCATCGTGTATTGCTTTAACTCTAAGCAACACGACTCCCAGTCCTTCGGCTCGACCTTGATAATACCGAAGATCGTCATTGGGCAGTCCTTTGTTTAACAGCCAAGTCTTGGTTATTTCTAATTCCTCGGCTATAAGGTCGGACAACGCTTCAAAATACTTCGTCTCATAAAAGTTGCTTATCGTTTCCTCGGTTTGTTTATTTATTTTCTCATTCATAGATTTATTGTTTTACTGCATTGCCTAATATCGCACCTATTTGGTTTCCAGCAAGAGGTGACACATCGGGTGATATCGCTGGTGCTTCACCGGCAGGACTCGGCATTCCTGGATCGGTTGGTATTGGGACTGGTTGTTTCTGTTCGGAGATGTAGTTGGTTGGCTCCCAGCCATAATCCTCAAACAGCTTCATTAATATTTTAAACTTCTTTACCGAGTACACGGTTCCGGTCTCAGCATCGATTAATTCGTTTACATCTTTTATAAGTCCCCAGAGTTCCAAGTCTTTTGATTTTTTGAGTTCGGATGAAGAAGCAAGAGACGATGTTGATTCCAGTGACATTTCGTACTCATCATCAAAGAGTCCGTTAACGCTTTCGTCTGCTTCAGTTATAAGTCCGTGTCGGGTCAAAATTGCTATGGCCTTATCTGGCATTACTGACTTCTTTGTCCAGAATTGCTTAATCATGCTGATCCAATGGTCAAAGTGCATGACATAAGAATTGCGAAGCATTATCAGAAATAATTTCACACCCTCAAGGGTTGCTTCTCGCATGAACGAGGCAACGGTGGCGGTTTCTTTTCTGTCAGCACCGGCCGTAGTAGTGAATTCGTCTATGCCGACAGCGATTCGCATAGCTTCCTTAATGTGATCGGGTTCAACAAATGCCGAGGAATTAACATCGCCGAATTTAAGTTCTCGGACCGAGTTCGGATCGTTAGTCCATAAGATACCCAGTGGCTTTACTGTAATGGTTGATTGTTTATATCCGGGCAGAGCCACCGGTGCGGCCGCAATCATGCTGTGTATCTTCATTGTTACGGCATCTACTCTCTGATTGGTTATGGAGTTCAAAAGCTCTTGTAAGTGGTCAACGAGTTTCGGAATACCGAGCCAATAAAACGAGAATGGCCTTGGGAAGAACCCTGTTCGGGAATAAGGTTTCTGTTCGTGATCGTATGGATTGTCACCGTCCTTAATCTCCACCGGCGTGCCTTCCATTGGCAGAAATACGGTAAAGCGATCGTCAACCCAGCGTTCAACGACTTCAAACAGTTTTTCACTGCTGGTTGGCATCTGTACTGGATTGTTTGGGTTGCCCTCGATTGGGCTTGAGGCCTTGGTGGTTTCTCTTATACTTTTTCTAAGTTGGATTAAGACTTCTTTTCGTACATAGGCATAGTCGGTTGTATCGCCACCAGACTTTACCACTTCACCCTCGGTATTTAGGAATTGTTTCCAGACATTCTCGTTTATATCGGGGTATTGGGCTTTCATTTCATCCAGCGTCAGCACATAGCGATGGAATACCGGGAACGGATCGGCAATCTTTTTCATTCTTGGGTGTGGATAGAAGTTATAAATATCCACTGGGTCAAAGTCCGGTCTAAATATAATCTTGGATGTCGCCGTCTTGAAAATAAGCTTTTTGATTTTATCCACTATGCCAACTTCTTTCTGTCTCTTTTTCTTGGTCTCTTTTCTGAGGAAGTCTTTACCAATGGTGGTTCCGCAGATGAATACTTGCAGGAAGTAATCAATCAGGTCGTCACTCATGCCAACCTCCCAGAGCCACAGTATCAGGTCTTTTAAAGCTTCATTATTTTTACCCTCCAGCTTGAAGTCGGGTGTTATGCCGACACTCTTTTGTAAAAAGGTTTTGATGTATGCAAAAACTTGGGGAATAAAAACATTTGATTGCCAAACCTCGCCGTCATTGGTTTTTTCCAATTGCTCGGCACGATCGCCGTTATAAGATGCGAACAGCTTATAACCCCGATCAAATTCGGGTTTGTAATAGTACAAGAAGTTTTTCTTGGCTTCACCGTACTCGCTATTGAATTTTTGTAGTTCTTTTGTGTTTGCCATATTAATAAAGTTTTATTGAACGACCTTTGTGTTGAAGTGGCATCTCGCTTGGTAACTCTTTAAGTCCTTGCCATGCGAGCATTGCCGATATAAGGCAGTCGTCTTTTTGTCCTGTTTCCGCTCCCATGCCGTACTTATTGCTTTCACTGGTGTGAACGAATGTCATCATTTGGCTTATGGTTGTTTGGCTAGATAATCCGATATCATCGTCTCGCAAACCGGCTATGAAATCATCGACCATTAAAGGTTTGGTGGTTTGAGTGGTTTTCCAGCCCAGCTCTTTTCTCTTGGTGTTGTTAGCTTTGTCGAATACTGTTCGTTGGTAGATATTCGCGTATTCACCCTTAAGAGCGTTTATTACCGCCAGCCCATGATTGTTTATCTCGATTACGGCCAGAGCATTGTTGAACAGTTCGGCTGATTGTCTTATTTTCTTGGCGAATAAGTCCGGTTGAATTTGTCCAATGTAGCTTCCGACTTCTCGTCCGGTCATCTTGTCTATCACCGTGATTGCCGAGTCATCTTGTCCTATACCCTCGGATGGATCGCCCCCTAAGCTGTAGAAGTGTCTTGAGTTTGGTTCCTCATATATCAGGATGTCATCAAGCTTTCTTATCGGTTGTCTGACGAATTTGCTTTGGGCTTCGATGTACTGCTTTGGTATTACTGCTTTGCTTGAGGCAACGAATGATTCCTCAATGGTGGCTGGATATTCTTGTTTGAATTTGTCGGTATCACCACCACAGAGGTTTTGGATTGCCCATCTACGCCATTTCAGTTGCTCACAGGTCAGATTTTCTTTGGCTCGCAAATCTTTCTCGTATTCATTCAGTGTTTCGGCAAACTTTTTTCTGTCGATATCACTCGCAAATGGTTGGCTGTATTCGGTCATCAGGTGCCACGGGAGGAATATAAGCTCAAATTCATTCTTGCCGGCCAGAGCATCTTGTACTATTTGGTAGAAGTACTCGCCGTCACCACCAAAACCGTTGGCGGTTGATTCCAGAAAGACGGAGGTGTTCGGAAGATTCGGAATTGATTGCATCACTGATAACATTAAAGCTTTGGCGTTTTTCCAGAATGCTACTTCAGAACCGTGGAAGTTATGGATTGTTAGACCTCTACCGATTTTTATCTTGTCGGCCGTGGCAATAACCATTCGACTTCGCAGTCCGGGGTTGCTCGTTCTGCCTTTCTCGTCCGGATTCTCAAAGACCATCTGCTTTTTGTTGTCGTACCGTCGCATTGGCTTAACATCAAACGGCAGGAGATCGTAGAACAGTTTACTCATTGAGAATATGGCATCGGTTGATTCGGGCTCGTGGGCGACAATCAGCGAGTTGGTGTTTTCAAATCTCGCCGTTCGTTCGAATATCAGACCCTCGCAGAGTGTGGACACGCCCTCTTGTCTGGCTTTAAGGATTATCATTCTGATTGGTCTCTTTTGGGCTTTTAACTGTTTTATTTTCTTGTAAAACAGGGCTTGAGCGGTATTAAAATTTAAAGGAACAGTCTGCTGATCTTTGGTTTTTATGAACAGGCACTCCTCAATGAAATCTCTCGGATCAGCGTCGAAAAGATTCACGAAATCCACCAGCGTTTTAACCGTCGGGTGGTCTCTCTCTGGCTTTTTTGAGTATTTGTTCATAACTTAGGCCTGTTCCATATAATCCTTTGTGTTCGATCGTTTCTTTGGGGCTTCCCAGTTCACGGTCGAGTATCTCTTTGCACGCGCGAAATTTTACATTGTCATCGGCACTGCCCATAAGGGCGACAAGCATTGAGGCGGCGGTCTCAACACTCTTGTGCATGATCCATTCAGCTTGGCTTTTTTTGACTTCATTTTGGGTGTCCCTATAAGTTTCGTATTCGTCTTTAAGCAAGCCACCGAAGGCAAACCATTTTTCGACTGTTGAGACTGGAGTTTTAATCTTTCGGGCAATAACAGGATAAGACTCGCCGTTGTACTTAAGGCGAATCGCTTCTTGATACTTTGCGTTCTTGATGTCGGCTTTTTTGCTCATTTTGTTGTATCTTGTTTCTGAATGTTGCCGTTTTGTGTATTTATAAACCGGCTACACACTTCGGCGATCGCCTCACTCTCGGTCATTTTTGATTCTTTTGA